ACTTTAGTTAAGCCTAGGAACGGTCCAACAACAGTATAAGAAGAGCCTCTTAACAAGGTATCTAACATCAGCTGTTTACCTACAGCTACGACTAAGTTAGGAAACTCATCTTCCCACTTTAATCTGCCGTCTTTATCGTGGCACACTACTTTATAAAAACCCTCTACACCCATTCCTTCGGGAATAGTTACGTTTGCTTGTAATGTGGCTACAGCGTTATCACCGCAGCTTGCTTTTTCGTTTGTCATAATTACTCCTAAGAAATTGTTATTACTGCGGTTGTTGAGCTAGGTGTTGGGAAAGTAATTGTAAACGTACCCGTTGTTGTTTTATCTGACCCAAAATTTAAGACTGCTACTGTTGCACTCGTTGTACTATTGTAAATCAACGCACCTCTGCAAGTAAAGGCTGCGCTTGTCCAAGTTACTGGGTCAAACGATACAAAAGCTATATTGTTTGTGGTGTCCCCAGTAGGTATGTTTGATATGACTAAAGGTTCTCCACCAGCTGTGTATCCTGTACCAACAACCTCGCCTGTAACCGTATAAGCCGCAGTAGCGTTATTTAAATCAGCGTTTGCAGTATACAAAGCAATTTTGTAAGTATAAGCAGTTCCAGTATTAAAATTAACGAGTCCACTGAGCGCATCAGTCTTGAACTTTGTAGTTTGTCCTTGAACTATGGTCACGATACAACATTCCCTTTAAGGTTTGTATTTAGTTTAGTCTGACCATCACGGTATGCATCGCCACGTTCTAGACCATCACCAAGGCGTTTAGCTAGGGCTACAGCTTCAGTAAACTTCTGCTCGTAATAAGTGACCATATCCTGCTCACCTTTCATAAATATCATGGCTTCCCGCATTGCACCATACAGTAGAACAGGGTCAAAGTTATCGCCAAGCCAAGAAGTCCCTTTAGAGTTATTAACGGCTGTTACAAGTATAGCAAACCCAGAACCAGAACCAACGCCAATATTAGCTGCATTGAAGCTTAGGCTATCCCCTACTATGTAGAAGTTACCGCCATTAGTTAAAGTCACTGCCGTAACAATACCAGCAGTAATAGTTAATGTAGCTACAGCTCCAGCGCCTGAACCACCTGTTAGTGGGACGTTTGTGTAAGTTCCGCTAGTGTATAGTGTGCCACCAGTAAAAGAAGCAGTACTTAATAATGTGATAATACCCTGCACAATAGAGGCTGGGTAGAAGAAATAATGTAACTCTACTGAATAGTTAGAGTCAGGGGTTGGTCCGATAATGAGTGATAACTCAGTGTTTAAAGTGTATTGTGGTCCAAATAAGGCGTAATACTGCGGTGTTCCTAAATCAGTTGCTTTAGGGTAAGCCTGTCTAATAAAGTTTACATCTTTGTTAAGTAAATACTCATAGCCATCTGCTGTTATTACAGCCAACGAGTAAGTAGCTAAAAAGTCGTCCGGTAAGGAGAGGTACTGATTACTTGTAGTTAGAGTCCCAGTCACGTTCTTGCGTAACGAAGGAAACTGTATCATATTAAAGATACGCTCCTCAGCCTGTTGTACAAACGTAGGAATGCTCGCTACAAAGAGCGATTCCGTATTCTCAGCGTAGTTCTGAATTGTTTGATACAACGTCACATAATTCATTATGCCATCGGCCCTCTGCACATAAAGCCTTTAGTAGCCGCTCCTGCACCACGCATCTTAATACCTGATGTTTTAACTTCTGTGTTTTGACCTTTTGAAATACGCCCAACAGACATTTTAATCTCATCAGTAAAATTAACATTTTGTGTCTTACTAGCGTCTTTAGCAGTTAGTTTTTTACCATCCATAGTATGTGGTTCTGCATAAACAGACGCAGGTCCAACTTCTTTACCACCTTGTTTCATGCTGTATTTAGCCATTATCTACCCCTTTGTGCAGCTACTTTAGCCATATTACGTCCCATAGACTTCATAGCGTCGTTAGTTTTGCCACCATTAAGTTTACCTTTACCACCTGATTTAATACCAACGCTAGGTCCAGTATCACCTAGGTTTGTACCTTTAGTTCTACCTTTTTTTGTTACGCCGTCAGCGCCTGATTTATATCCCATTTTACACCCCTATGTTATTGTTACACTGTTTACAGTACCCGTTGCCACAAGCGCATTGGGAGTTAAAACCCTATCAAAACCACTAGAGCCGCCTACTGGTGCCCAGCCCCATTCAAATATTCTACTACCAACTGAGCTAACCCCTACACCTGCTGTTGTATCGCCGCCATTTACATTAGTCTGTAAACCCGTACGTCCTGCTTGATAATACGTGTTATCCGGTCTTGGCTCCCGTACTGCTTGCGGGTCATCTACTGGGTACATACCTAACTGCAACTGCGGTTGATCTGGGTCCCAACATGCTGGACAAACTTTTATATCATATAGCTTAGTCTTCTTTATTTCTTTCTTTAAATCAACTAATTTAAATCTCTGCCCGCATCTATCGCACTGGGCAATTGAATTTTTAGCTGATGCAAATCTATTACCCACAAAATAAACCCTTATTAAATGTACATCTGCCGAGGAACAAAACGAATAGCGGACTTATCCCTATCTTCAGTAGCGGCAAACTCCCAAGCCTCATCATACTGTGCTTTAAGCATTTGAATTCTGTCAGCAGCGCCTTCAATCTTTAACGCTAGGTAATACGAAAGCCCTGCTACTAAGCAAGGCATAAATCTAAACGGTATATCCATAGTGTTAACGCCGTTACCGCCATCATGAATCCTACGCATACGCCAATACACAAACGTATAAAAAGGGTCATTTGCCGTGCCTTGGTCTGGAGTGGGCCAAACAACTATCTTAGGATAGTCAATTCCAACTGGAGGAGAAGACGAACTTGTACCTGCATAAGTAGCGCCAGACTGGCGATTAAACCATACTTGAATAGGTCTAGCTTGTGTTAACTTATTTGGTATTGTTGCGTAGGTAGATACAGATATACTTGTTATAGATAAGTCTGATTGATTAGCGGTGCTACCTGCGTTGGTACGGATAACGTGTTCTAACAAATCAACTGTGTCAATAGGTAAATCGTACGTGTTTACGCCTTGAAGTAAGTTAATCTGCCCTTGCTCAATCGTCCATAGGTTAATGCCACGGTTAGCCCAATCAGCAAACAACAAATTAAGACTGCGCCTAGCAGTCTTTAAGTCATAACCAGTACGCAACTGTGAACCACAACGCTCAAAGGCTTCCTCAACCATTTCAGCTAGGTCTAAGTTAAACGAGGTGCTTGCAACTACGGTCATCTTTTATCCAATCTTCCTATAAGGTTTAACCTTAGATTTAATACTTTTTGGTTGTGGGACAAACTGTTTACCTTTTGCCTTACCTGCTCGCTTTGCTTTAGTCGTTGCTGCATATTCCTGCGGACTTAACGCTTCAATTGCTTTCTTTGGTAAGTACCGCTCACCTGTTTCTGATGATTTCTTACCAGACTTGGTAGTCCACTTCTGTTCACCCCATGACTTTAAAGACTGTTGTGATTTTGCCAGTGCCATTACTTGTACCCACCACCAGCGGCTTTGTAGCGTTTAGCCATCAACTGCGCTTTACGAGCTGACCACTGTCCTGCACCCGTACCCTGTACTGCGGCTGCTTTGACACTATTAAATATCCGTTTGCGCAACTCTGGTTTTGTATAGTTACCGGCTTCATTAACTTTAGACTTAGTTTTTCCACCTTCTTTATACATATCAGATGCTTTTAAAGACCCCGGTTTATTTAACAGCTTCTTAGCCATAGCCGATGCAGTGCCACCTTTAGTGGTCGTAACCGAACCACCTTTTTTAAACTCAGTAAAGTCCGTATCATCTCTACGAGCTTTCTTTGTACCACCCGGCATTTTAGATGGGTTTATGTCACCCATCCCACGAGAGGCTCTCATCAGCAGGTCATCCCACCTTTGTTCATACCAACCATTGTGCCTTTGGTTTTACCACGCTGCGCACAACCGTCTGCTCTAGCTGAGGCTGTACCGCCCTTAGCCATCTTATGCATACGCTTCTCATGACCCATAACAGCCTTATTGGCTACTTTTTTCATCATGGGCATATCTTGTTTAATATCGTCGTGTTTCATAGTTATTAAGCCTTTCCGCCCATGTTCATTTTCTTCATTGGTTTTTTAGCCATGCCGCCTTTTTTCATAGGCATAGCACGTCCAGCTTTGTCTGACCCGCCTTTAGCAGCTTCTTTTTTCTTTGCAATCATTGCCATAAATGGATTCATTTTTTTAGTTGCCATAGTTTCACCACCCTTTTTAAAAGTTTTGCCTTTGTCGGCTTTTGAAAAATCTTGTCCCACGGACTGTGGGATACCTACCTTCTTAGCAAAAGCTTTATTATGAGCAATTGCTTCCATAAAATTGTGTTGCTTTTTAGAGCTGCTTGGCACGAGTAAACCCTTTTACAGCGCAACCATCTGCACGTTTAGATGCCGAAGAACGTACAGCCCCGCCTTTTTTCATATTAAACGGTGATAGCGTTCCTGTTTTCATAGGGTTTGCTCCAGCCTTGCCACCACCCCCACTAGTACGTGCTTCTTTACTTTTAGCCATTCTTTCAGCACGTTCCATCAATTTTTCGTTTTGATAACGATCAACATCTTTATACTCACGACGTGCATCTTCTCTACGTTCTCTTTCATACTTTTCGGGGTCTCTTTTGTAAGCTTCTCTTTCAGACTTTAAAAAGTCATTGATGTCAGTCATTTTGTTTACCTTGAAATAAGTTGGTCAATTTTTGCTTCAAGTTTGTTAAAGCGTTGGTCAATGTGGTCAGTAATTCTTTGGACTTCTGAATTAGTTGCATAGTCACGGGCTATCTCCACTCTAGTAGTGTTAAGTTTATCGTCTAAGTCTTTAATTTTGTCAAACTTCTCATGCACAATATATCCAATAACCGCCATAAAAACAGTTAAACCACCAGTCCATAATTCCAGCATATTATTTAACATTTCCATCTCTTTAGACTTGCAGCCTTCCTTGTTGGTTTGCCGTTCTCGTCTTTCATTGGTCCGGGCATCCCTGACATCCTAGCGCAGAACGATCTCTTTCTTGCGCCACCTTGTGGTTGCGGAGCCTTTAAATTAGACCCCGTAGCCGCATTATACTTAGCTCTGCCTTTAGCGGTAAGGCCCGCCCCTTTAGATACAGGTAGCTTCTCACCCCTACCAATAGCAAGAGACGGACCTTTTTTCTTAGCCATGATTAAGTAGATCCAGTAATGTTATTTTCAATGTAAATACCTTCAAATTCAGCAGACACATTAGAAGCACCAGCTGAAGCAACTGCCCTAATTTCAATGTCTGTCTTTTCAGGAAAGGCAATCGGTGTGTGCAAGTCAAGCACAAAGTCTCCACTGCCGGGTGTTCGTGTAGAACTTTGCTGTCTAAACACACCGCCAAGTGGGCGTTGAATTAACTGAAAGTTTGTAAATGCGTTTGCGGTTGAGTTTCCAGATGAGTAGAAAGTACCCATTAAATACAGGGTGTAGCCAGCTGGTACTGTCCAGAACGCCATTTGCGTTTGGTTTGCACCAATAGCAATCATGCCGTATACGGTTGCAGGTACACCAGAGGTAACAGTTCCTGTGCCAGCGTAGATAGTTCCTACGGCAGTTGCACCAGAACCAGCGGTGGTTACATACATACGAGAAATACGCAAGTAACTATTAACCGTGTTAACTTCGGTCTGGCCGTTTAATGTTACTGTTTCGCTAATTTCGTTGTAGTTAGCGCCAAGACCAGCAATTAAAATTGTTCTTGCGCCAGTACCAGCTGCAGCATCATCTGCGCTTGAACTAGAAATTTTCATTACAGTAGCAGCGGAAGGATATACATATGTACCACCTTGCGCCCAAACTGTTTCAACAGAAGTGCCAACATCGCCATTAATGCCAAACTTAAACAGTGTTTTGTGACCAGTAATCTGACCACGAGAAACTTGAAGCTCAAATGGCTCGTAAGTGCCTACTTGAGTGATTGAACGTACTACTCCGATATTCGCCATAATTAATCTCCTAAAGTAAAAGGGGGCGAACCCCCAGATTAATTAAACCTGACTTGGATTAGCGTTACCGTCAGAATCACGAACTACATAAGTCATAGTTAAGATACCAGCACCTGAAGTAGCTGTTACGTTAGCTTGAGTAAATGTAATAATCGCATCGCCTGTACCTACGTTAGAACAAAGCACTGCGCCAGCTGCGTTGTTATTACCAAGCAACAAGTTAACAATACCTGTGTTAGTAAATACGCTACCGTTAGCTGCGGTGTTAATAGCTGTACCGTTTACTAACAAAGCATATGTAGGTGTGGTAGTCGCATAAGCAACAGTCGTATTAAACGAAGCAGATAAAATTTGTGAACCAGCAGGGATTGTAAATGCGTATGTTCCAGCAGTAATGTCTGTGTAAAGAACCGCAACAGATTGAGCCACTATAGTGTTGCCCATATTGCGTAGTGTTCCAGCAGTTGTGCCAGTTGTGTTTTTAACGGTACCTAATAGCCAAGGACCTAAGTGCGAAGCGAAA